GCGAGAATAAAAAATCCTAAGAATGTAAATGCGTTTAATGGAAGACTTTCAACTCGTTTAAATTTTTTTGATAATAAAATACCGATTACTAAAAAGACACTTAACCATAATGCTTTCCACCTGTATTGAAAATCTTCGGTATCTATAAATACAGTATCTAACATACTATTCATACCAGAAACATAACCAGTTGTTAGTAAAAGAGTTATTGCCCCTAACCCTATCATTAAACCACCGATAAAAAATTTATTCATTATATATATATTAGAAGATTTATTTCATATATAATTATTTCATATATAATTCTTTGGTGGTATAATTATGATTATATTCATTAAAATATTCTACATAATCATCATCAATATAAAAAGTTAAATTTTGATCGCAGATAGAATTTTCACATTTACTTGTCCATTTCCGGTTTTCTATAATTGGTTCGCCTCCTGTATCATATCCTTTTATTTCTTTTTCAGTGTATAAATATTTTGATAAATATTTTAATTTACCTCTCACACCTCTCACACTTCCATGACCTCTTGCGAAATGTTTTAAACGCCATTCACATTGCATCGCAGATTTCATATCTAAAAATCCATCTATAATTAATACAGGATACCATCCTTTACGTTTACTTGTATATTTAGCTCCGCCTTTAATTTCACCATTATGTTGACGTAATCTCCGTGTAAAATCATTTGTCATACCAACATAAGAATAATTTTCACATTTTAAAAGATAAACAAGGTACATTATTTTAAATATATTTAAATATATTTAAATATATTTAAAAGAAGATGTGTAAATTCGCTATATATCATATTATTCATGATATACACAAGAAACACGATAAAAGGTTAAAATATAAATCAGTGAAACTATATAGTGATACTATATTAAATGATATAAAGGAATTTATATTAGATTATTATTAATGTCTTGTATCATCTGTTTAGATTCATATAAAAAACCTACTAAAATATTTTGTGGTCATATTTTTTGTTATGAATGTATTAATAATTGGTCAACACATTCAGATAAATGTCCTATTTGTAGGAAAATTTTTAATTTAGAAGTGAAACATAATTATAATACAAGACAGAATTATCATATTCAAAATAAAGAAATGATTATAAATCAAATAAAAGAATATTTAAATGATTATAGATGGTTAACTATGGAACATGATGAAAAAATAATTCATTTTGATAAAATATTTCAATATATTTGTGAAAATAAATCTCTATTAAAATATAAAAAATTTAAAAAAGTGGTCTTAGAGAAAATAGAATATTTAAAAAATGAAGATGAATTTATAGGATATTATTGGTCACAGAAAATATATTAAATATATATTTAAAATTTGATTAAAATAAATATTATGAAATTAATTTAAAATATTAATAAAATGAGTTCAGTAAAAGAAAATATTAACAAATATGATCAAGTAAAAGAAGTTGAAAAATATTACAATGATATTATTGATAATTTACGTTTAAATTTACAGATAGCAGAAGAAAGGGTAAGAAGACTTCAGGACAGTGAATTTAAACTTGAATCAGAAATTGAAGATCTTAAAGAAGAAATTACAGAACTAAAAAAAATTAATTAATAAGTCAATCCATATTTAATCATATATCCAAGAGACAAGATAGGATTCTCTACAATAGCACTTACAACTTTACCTTCGTTAAATGTAAAGATATTATTTTCATAATTGTATTTTGTTAATAATTTTTTACAAGATATACAACAATAAGCGGATTTTAATTCACCACATTTACCCCATTTCCATATATAAATTTGTAAATTCTTATTTTTTTTATATTTTCTTAATATTTCAAATGCTTTTTGCTCAGCGTGAATAGAAGTTTTATTATGATTACATCCACAAGCTCTACTTGAACCAGTATGGACAACTACTCTCTTATGTTTATCATATATCCAATAATTAACTGCTACTTTACAAGTTTCCTGAGCGAATAAATTATTAAATTTATATGGATATTGTTTTAATGGTATATCGGGATATTCTAAATCTATATTTTTATTCATCTTCGCAAAGACATTTTATCTATTTAATTACTAAGAGTAATTTTAAATCAAATTTAATCAAAACTAACGACTACTCCTTGTGATTCATGGCTCATAGGTGATTTTAAATAATCTTCTTCTGAATATAATAAACGATAAGTAGCTTGTTTTTTTCCTTTAATACTTTTTTCATGACTAATACATTTATAATGATGTATTTTTATAAATTGTCTTAAAATTGTAATACATTTTTTTTCATTTAAATCTGTTAAATATATTTTACCCTTACAAGGGAGATAATATTCTTGTAATGTAGGTATTAATGTGGTTAATTTCTGAACAGTTTCTACATCTATCATATGTTCTTTTGTAAATAATCTCGTGTCTTCTATATTTTCAAGACCGAAAGCCTCAAGTACAGATTGAACAATTTGTAAATCGGGTATATTTTTAAATAATTGATTTTTAGGCATTGATACTATAATTAATAATAAAATGATTTTTAAATAATAACTAATAGTTTAAAAAAAAATATAACATATTATAAAATGAGTGATTTTAATGAATTTAAAGATGTTTTAGATGGTTTTGAGAAAGAATTAAAATCCGAATGTGAAGATGTATTTTTAGTACATTCAACCTTTAGAGATATAAGAGATATGGTTGAAAAAATGGTTCAGAAAAGAGATGGAAGAATAAAAGAACTGGAAAGTAAATCTTCTCCTAAAGTTTCACAAGGACTCACAGATAAACCACCAACAGAGAAACCTGAAAAAGAGTGCCCACCAGGAAAGATACTAAATCCTAAAACTGGTCGCTGTATTAATAAACCGAAGGAAAAAACACAGAAAAGAAGAGGTTTGCCAAAGAAATTTGATAAACCTGGTTTTGAAGAACCAAAATCAACCGGTAAACCCGAAAAAGAGTGTCCACCAGGAAAGATACTAAATCCTAAGACAGGTCGTTGTATTAATAAACCGAAAGAAAAAACACAAAAAAGAAGAGGTTTGCCAAAGAAAAGTGAAGTGGCAGAACCGGAACAGATGCCTTCACCTAAGCCAATGTCATCTCCTAAACAGGGGAAATCTATGAGTTTTGATGAAGCATTAGAACATATTAGAACTACTGGTAAACCTGGATCATATAGGGCATTTTTAAATGGTATTAAAACGAAGTTTGGTATAACATTAAAATATGATAATCATGGCGATGATTATGCCGAACCCACTCTTTATTTCATGAAAGGTAAAAAAGAATGTAGTCGTGAAGAAATGAAAAAAGTTCAACAATATGTTATTGATACGGCAGAAAAATCTAAATCACCACCTGTATCTAAATATCATCAAAAACAATATGAAAAATTTATGAAAACTACAGAGAAAGATGATTTAAAAGAAGCATTTGTTGAAAAATCTGAACCTGAACCTGAATTACCACCTCGCAGAAACCCACCACGTGGTTTCTTTTCTACAACAGTTTCCGGACCACGTACCCGAAAGAAACCACAATATTTCTCATAATTTTCTGAGAAGGCACTAAGGATAAAATAACCGAATGATAAGATGCATTTAATAACTGTCTCTTCAGTGTTAGACGTAGTCAAACTATGAGAATTAATTTCTAAACTTCTTCAACAATAAAACATATTTTATCATTTCCATTGAATCTTATAATATATTTATCATCGCCCTCTGTTAATGTCATATAATGTTTCATACCCTTATATTTTTTACTTACCATTTGAATAATTTCATTTAAATTATTGTATGTTTTTGTATCTAAAACTGAAAATAAATCATCTTCATAAAAATATTCATTTACAAGATATTTTGTCATTATATATAGTATTCATCAAAAATTTGATTTAAATATTTTTTATGTAAGTAAAGTAAAATACTTAAAATGGGTTTCCAAAGGCGTAAATTCCAACACTACAAGAAAAAGGTTCAAGAACCAAAACAGGAAGATATCAAAGTGAAAAAAGCACCAAAATGTGATATATATTCCTCAGCACCTTGTTTTTCAGGTGAGTGTGGATTATGTGCTAATTGTTGTAATGTAAAAGATTCATCAGAACTAGGTGAACGAGAACAGAGATACAAAGATATGGCTAAGATATTAGGTAAACCGCTTATTGAAGAATATAGAGAAGTTTATAATAAACGATTAAATTCTTGGTGTAAAAATAAAAATTATACCGATCCATTCTTATATGGATATGCCAGAGAACGTGTCAAAGTAGTTACAGAAACATATACATTATGTAAGAATGTTCATAGTAATGTATGTGATGATTCTTATTGTAGAGCATTGTATGTGTCAACCGATGAATATACACAAAAAACAAAATATAGTAAATATCCAATTTATACGAGTGATACACGAGATATTAAATTATGCGGAGTTTGTATTGATAGGATGTAAATTAGATGTTTAAAATATCATATAATTCTTTCCAATTTTAAAATTAATTTCATCTGAATTGTTTAGATAATTTGGGATTTGTGATCCCATTTGCTGATATTACTACAATATTTCTTTTATTATCCTTACATAGATTTTCAGCCAAACAAAGTGAAACTCCAGTACTCACACCGACTATAAATTCATTTTTTATTTTTTCTTTAAATAGGTAACCTTTTTCATACTCGAAATAACTATCATAGTAATCCTCAATAGAAGATGTATCACAGAAATTATTATATCTACCAACATCTGTTAATCCCTCTATTTCTCCAGATTTGGTTGGACGGGCATGGACCTTGACTCTTTGTGGTAAAAATTTAATGAGACCGGCTGCAGTACCACCCGTCCCAGTAGAACATACAACGTCCGTAACATTTGGGAGTTGAGTTACTATTTCATCCGCTGTTTGTTTATGCGCTTCCACACAGTGTTTATTATAATGCTGGTCAAGTATATTCCATTGATTTAATTTAGATACAATTTTCGCTTTTTTTAGTATATTAATAAATATATCATTTATTAATAATATTTTAAAACCTTTATTATCATTATTTTGAGAGAATAATAATGATTCAAATGAATAAAATATTTTAACATCTGGTTTATTCAGAAGATATTGAGGTATAGTTTTATTACTATATTTTAGCGGTAAAACAACGATCGAATCATTCTCTTTCATTAGATTATAATTGTTATAAACATGATATAAAGATACACCAGCCGATCCAGAACTAACTATCACAGTTGGTTTATCCCTAAGTTTTTGTTCACTTATATTTATTATCATGTTCGATATAGTTCTATCTTTGATGGATCCAGAAGGATTATATCCTTCTAATTTTAGATATATATTACTTTTGTTTAATCTTTTTAAAGGAGTTAATCCAATATTTTTTAACATCTTTTGTATATCTTGTGTGTGTGTTTTTACAATTACAATTATAAATCAAATTTATAAATTTGATTTCTCTTTCATCTAAAAAAAGATATAGTAAATATCATATTTATACGAGTGATATCAAATTATGTGGGGTTTGTATTGATAGGATGTAAATTAGATTAGTTATTTGATGAATTAATTCTTAATACATTCTATAAACATAAACTTTTCTTCATTAATATTTTTTATTGTGAAATTATTATCTTCTAATAGTTTTACTAATTTATTTTCACTCGTTTCTTCATCCATCCATCGCTTTGTTGCTTCAATTATTAGTAGAACACCATTTTCAATCAGTATTCTATTAGCTTCAGTAATGTAATCTCTACAATTAGAACCCCACATAGCTAATGATAATATTACTACATCCATAGAATAATCATCTAACCCTGTGTCTTTTATATCATGTTTTACGACTAAATCATTACAAGATACATGATCCATATTAATGAATTTAAATCTTTCAGAATCTGAAAAGTGTTCACAAATCCGTGCTTTACCACAACCTAAATCAGCTACATCCTTTTTCTTTTTACCAGGTATATTTTCTAAATAATCAATAACTTTTTTATAAGGTATTTCTTCATCTGGAAATGTTTCTTCATTTTCTTCGGATATTTTGTGGTATAATAACCAATCATCTGGATTATCCTCAAAATGTTTATGTAATGTTTGTGAATTCATTGTTTTGTATTTCTGATGCAATATAGATATTTCTGATTTAGTTCTTTCTCGTTTTTGTTCAGTTGTTTCTTTTTTAGATTTAGGTTTAATTTCTTTTTTTGACATGTCTTTTTTAGGTTTATCTTTAGAACTCCAATACCATCCAGGAATCTTTTCTAATAAATCTATTTTTTCTTGTGGAAGTTTATTTTTATTTTTTTCTATTCTTTGTTTAGCAACCCATTGACCTAAACTAATTAAATGTTTATCAATATTCTCTTTATTACTATAACTAAGAGGGATCATATTATTTTTAATCTGATACTCTTCTACTTTTTTTAAATTACTAAACCATTTTACTTTGTTAGTCGTAAAATAATCACTATATTCTTCTATGAAATCTTCCCAAGATTTTTTAATTGTATCTGAAACTACAACTAATGTGTTAATTTTATTATGTGTATAATTTAATATATTTTGTGTTAACCATCTTCCCAATATTTTAGTTTCATCTACTTTACTACCATGAGATGGTCTTTTTTTATTTTCATCTATGAACTTTTTAACCTTTTCTAGATATTGATACCATATTTCTTCATTACTCAAGAAATAATCATTGTATTCAGTTGTGAATTCTTCCCATGATGTTCTAATATCTATATTTTTCATTATACATTTTGTTTTGATATAATTTTGTTTTTGCATAGAAATCCAATTACCCAATTTATTTATATGTCTGGTCCATGGTAATTTTTTATTTTCATCTATGAACTTTTTAACCTTTTCTAGATTTTGATACCATATCTCTTCATTACTCAAGAAATAATCATTGTATTCAGTTATAAATTCTTCCCACGATTTTCTAATATCTACATTTTCCATTATACATTTTGATTGTTTATAATTATGTATTTGAGAACTTACCCAATTACCCAATTGTTTTATTTCTTTATCTTTGTCATCTTCTGATGGCCTTTTATTATTTTTTTTAATATATTCTTTCACATTTTCAAGTTTTTCGTACCATAATTCTTCATTACTCAAGAAATAATCATTGTATTCAGTTATGATTTCTTCCCATGATGTTTTAATTTTTTTAATTTTCATTAAACCAGAATTTTTAATATAATGTTTTTTATTATGGGATATCCACTGAACTGGAATACCAATTTCAGAACACTCAATTTTAGATGGTAATTTTTTATTTTTATCTATAAACTTTTTAACTTTTTCTCGGTTACCATACCATTTTTCTTCATTACTCAATAAATAATCATTGTATTCAGATATGAATTCTTCCCATGATGTTCTAATATTTACATTTTTCATTATACACGTTCTATTTTTGTGATTTTTTTTCTGTGTTTGTATCCATTGTTCTGATGTAATCTCGTTTAATTTATAATCATCTTTATTTGGTAATTTATTATTTTTATCTATAAACTTTTTAACCTTTTCAAGATTTATATACCATAATTCTTCATTGCTTACAAAATATTCATTATATTCATCTATAAAGTTTTCCCAAGGTTCAATGTATTCATCTTTCATTTTATTATTTTTCTTCATTTGCTTATAATTTTGTATTTGATTATGTATCCACTGATCTGGAATACCAATTTCAGAACAGTCTATTTTAGATGGTAATTTATCATTTTCATCTATATACTTTTTTACCTTTTCTAAATTTTGAAACCATATCTCTTCATTACTCAAGAAATAAGCATTGTATTCATTACAAAACTCTTCCCATTTTTTTCTTATCTCTTTATTTTTCATTATTTTAATATTAACCTTATAGTTCTGTATTTGATGATGTATCCATTGTTCTGAAATACCAATTTTACAACAATCTATTTTAGATGGTAACTCATTATACTTATCAATATATTTCTTAACTTTTTCTAAATTTTCATGCCACCGTTCAAATCGTTTTTCATCATATTCAATTTCAGCATCTAACACACCATGACAGAACGCTCCACCTATACTATCAATTGAACTCGGGTCAATTTTCCACAAAACCTTGATTTCATCATTCATATGAACATTCACTAATTTCTTTCGTTTTAGTTTATCTGGTCGCTCTATCTTTCTTTTAGGTTCAGATGGTTCTTTTTTAGAAACAGGATGATATACATCTTTTTCATCCTTGAATAGTCTGATAGGTTCTTCATTTGAGCTTGCGCTTGAACCATACGTAATAATAGGTAAATCTTTATCTTGTGAATGAATTTCTATTTGTTTACCCGTAGATACAATATTCTGAATAGTTTCTTCATCCGTTTCACCTTCTAAATCAGATAAATCTTTATCAACAATATAATTTACATTTCCTATCAAATCGCCTTTACTTTCATCAACTTTGAAACCTTGTTTATCAAGATTATCTTTGATTTCTTTTGGTGAGTACATTTTAGGATATTTCAAGCAAAGTTCCCATAGTTCAGGATCACATTGATTTTTATATGCACTCATAACATTGAGGAATGTGTTGAAATTACCACCTTCATGTAATTCTTGACGAATCATTTCGTCTCTTTCATATTTATCTAGTCCTTCGTATTTATCCATATCAATCCAGCAAGGAATAAGGACAATACCATTTGGTTGAATATTATCTGGATTACGGGTAATTCTACCAAGCTTCTGTTGTTCATAAACTACTGAACCACCTGGATTAATCGGTATTTCCATATTCGCATATTTTGTATCAATGCCTTCACCTAGTGTTTTACACGAAGCGATCAGACATATTCTCCCTGGGAACCAACCACCACGTTTTTTAGGATATATTAAATCTTTTCCCATTGATTCTCTTGATTCCCGCCATTTTTTAAATTCTATTTCAGGCATATCAAAATCCGCTAAAATTTCTTCCCTACCTCTCGTTTTAGAACCTACACCTTTCAAGAATACATTTTCAACTGAATAAATAGATTTCTTATCAGGATATTCTTCAATAACTTTCAAGAAACATTTTTTGAATAGTTTTTCTTTTTTTGATAATTGATTCACCGTAGCCATATCATCTTTTTCTTCAACCATATTGTGAAATGTTAGGATATTCCAGTAATCATAATCACCACTAAAGCACTCTCTGAAAATAGATTCAAACAGATTAATATACATATCTTCTTCCGTCTTAGGATAAAGCATGAGTTTCATTGTGAAATCTTTAGAGATACCATCTTCTACAGCTTGATAAAATAGATATTCATATGCGATTGGACCACAATCGCTATTTTCTGGGTTTTCCCTATCATACATGGTAATACCATTCTTATTATCAGGTGTAGCTGTGTAAAATTCAGTTTTATCTATTAACGCATTTAATTCATCATTCTTAAATACAATATTTTGAATATTATGACCAAGGATATGGTGGGCTTCGTCGTAATACAATCTATTAATACTTGTTTCTGTTTCTAAAATAATATCCATAAACATTTCTAACGATTGATATGTAACTGTAAATAGTTTCTTTCCTTCTTTTTTAAGATGACTTTTAATAATACTTTCTTTTGTAGTATAACGAATTATATCTGTCTTAATTTTCAATTTACTTTCTGAATCAGAACATACTGATAAACAATGATATTTTTTAAAATAATCCATAAAATCTTCACATAGTATGTAATCATTATTAAACTGATTGATTAATCCTAAAGAAGGAAATACAATAACATTTACTTCTTTTCCATCATCAAATATACTATAAACAATGATTCGTGTTTTACCTCCACCACACCATATATTGATTAATGATTTAGGTAACCCTTTTTTAGCATCAATACATTTTTCTTGGTGTGGATATAATGAAATATCCATATCTTATATTTTTTTATCTAACCAAATCTTTAAAATAGATTATCAAATTTATAAATTTGATATCTTATTCATTAAAAAAACTAAATTAAAAATCATGATTCGTATTTATTCTGAAACGATGCATAAAGGAGAAGATGAAGAATATATTATTATGAAAATGGTAGCATGTGGATTATGTATATGTTCTGTTATGTGTATAGGATTAATTGTAATATTAACTTCTGTGGTTGAAAGCGATGGTTCAAATTTATTAATAAAGATGATAAATTATATGATTGTATAAGAGATTTGGTTTGTGGTTTTTTGTGTATGTTTTGTATATGTGTAGGAATAATTGTTTATTGATATTATTTGTATAAAGAATATTGATGATGGTTCATATTAAGTTCTTAAATTGTTCCCCGCAATGCAATGCGCCTTTTCCGTCGCCCCCACCATAAAATTGTTTTCACCTATCAATAATCTCCCCATCTCCCAACAATCAAGACAATAACCGTGTTTTACTGGGGGTTTCTCGGTGTGTGGTAAATTATAACCCCACAATATATTATAATCTAGTCTTTTACATTTTTCACAATGATAAAAATGCAACTCGCTCAATGACCCAAATGACCATTTTTCATGGGCCCACATGTATTGAGTATCTAAATTTTCATTTGTATAAAATTCTATAGTTTCTATATAAAAACTTGTTAAATCATCCCAATCATTTACAATGTGATTTATTAAATCATCAATAATTTCTTCACTATTTTTATCATTAATAGTATCATATTTAGATAAACATATTTCAAGTGCCAAATCTATTCTATCTTCACACCACTTTCTATTTTTATTTTTAGTGATATTATCTAATTCATTAACTATTTTATCAATAAAAAATTCTCTTTCTGGATTCTGCAAAAACTTAAAACGCGTATATAGACAACGCGTATATAGACAATCAGAGAATCCACGTATTTTTAAAATTTTTAATAACCCATATTCTTTGTCATTTAATATTTCTCTGATTTTTTCGGGGAATTCTTCATTTAGAATTTTCTCATATTTTTTATATTCATCAAAAGTTTTAGCGATATGAATCGGGGCAATATATCTATCTGTTATACTTTTGATGGTATCATATTTAGATTGTAACTCAGAGTATTCTTCATTTAATTTATCAATAACATTTATCCCATGAGGTGTTTCATTATAATAATCTATTATTTGGGGTTCCATTTAGATAATATCTTATTAAAATCTTTAAATTAAATTGTATTCCAATCATTCTTTTCATAAACAATATCTGATACAATATTTTTTGTTTCTTTCATGAAGGGTCTTCCGATAGCTACACCTGGTGGTAGAATAAATATTTCAGAACAAGATTCAGACTCAACACAGTTACCTGTATCATTATCCCACCAAAGACCTTGATGACATTGATAACCAATGTTACACATCATATTACAAATCATCGGTTCAGGAGAACCACATATAGGAGGGCAACTTGTCCCACACTCTGTCCATACCTGACCACCACAATCATCTCCTAATACACAAGTGGGTTCCAAGGGATCAATCGGTATGGGATCTTCGGGATAAACTACATTATTACACTCTGTACCATAATTAGAAAGAACTCCTAAAATATCATTAACATCAACCCGTCCATTCATATCAATATCTTCAATAATATCCCCTTCTAAACCAAAATTAGACAGAACACCTAACAGATCATTGACATCAACTGTTAAATTATTATCAATATCCCCTACACATAATTCTTGTGAATATACATTATTGCATGATGAAAAAAAACCCATTACAAATGTAATTAATTTAAACATATTTATAATATTCATCATATTTTAATCTTTAATATATTATTTGTAGTTTATAATATATATATGAAATCAATTTTGTATAAAAAACAAATTATTATGTTTACCGTGATGGTTATTGTTGGTATGCTGTTCAACCCTATGAATATATTAGCATATAGATTTTCAGATCTTTATATATCACAAACTCTTTTTTATGGTGGTTTGTTAATGGCTTCAAATATGGTATGGGCTCATGAGATTGTTCATTATTTATCAATGGGGCATTTTAATATATTATTTTTTTCAGTTGGAATTATTCTATCAATTGGTATCTCAATATTTTTATTAAGAGATCAATTAATGGTTAATGATAAACAATGGTTAAGAAGAATGATTAGTCATCATTCAACTGCATTAACTACATCGCATAAAATACACGATAAAACAAGTAACTCGGAATTAAAAAAATTAGCCAATGAAATAATTAATACGCAAGAAAGAGAAATAGAATTAATGAAATCAATGTTATAAATAATATATAAAGAGTAGGTATTTTAAATATTCAAAGCTATAAATATATTATGAATTTTAAAGTATTTGAAATAAAAGATCAAACTATTTTAACGAATAGTTTTAATGAACCATTCATTAAAATATCGGGTAAAAAAATAAATATAAAAAGAGATTTAACTATTTATACTTGGTCAAAGTTAAAAAATATACCAGTAGAATGTAATATTGTTTTTGATTTATCTAAATTTAAAATACCTGAAACTAAATCTACTGGATTAGATTTAGAGATACAAAAAGTTATACAAAATCATATATCATATAAAAATATCTTAAAAATTATCCTGAAAAATATAGAATTAAATGAATATAATAAAATAGGAATTATTTGTGATGATGGTAAAATTATATCTGTAGGTTTCGCCGAACTCTTAAAAAAAGAATATTATAAGAACATTATAATTTATCATAACAACTTAAAAAGTTCATAAATTTGATATATGATTCTGTAGAATAATTACACAATCACAAACACTAAATCGGAACTTCACATATCTCGCAGTTTTCAAAGATGACCTCTATGGACATTCACTACACGATTGAGAGCAGCGACAGACGAATTGAGAGCGGAGTCATCCGGGCTGATCCGGTTGAACCGGATAACCCCGATTTTGAGGAATGTGGGGTCGCTGATCTATCCCTTGAGTTGATGGAGCGAGACCCGAAGAGGTATTTTGACCTCCTCTGTTATTTTTCGGGAACAGAATCACATATAACATCGGGGGTTCTCTCAGGTAAGTTGAATGAAACGCCTTATCATTCGTGGCATTCAAATCACGCTTTCAGTGTGGTTCTTTTGGTGGGTGAGATGAATCGTGAAGCATTGGAAGAATTTGGGGAATCGAGTGATAGTTATTTTGGTGGTCATCTTCCTCGGGGTATTGAGGGGGATTTCGGTATTCAACTTCTTGACAAGATTATTGAATGTGGAGGCGATATCACCGCAAAGAACTACTACGATGAAAATGTCATTGAATATCTTGACGGATACTATCGTTTCAAGCGCACAGGGGATGAAGCGTTTAATGGGCACGTAAGGAAGGCTTTTGCGAAGACTATGGAGATAGATTAAAGTTATCTAGTATAGATTAATTTTCATTATTTTTTATGATAAAAATATGATTTATTTTTTCATTAAAAAAACTTAACTTACTATTAATATGAGTTTAGTTTTCATGTCAAAACTTCTTTCTCTAACGATAGAGTTGCTAGAGAAAGATCTAACCGATAAAGATTTCCTAGATATGGAAACAGAGAAATAAAAAATCATATTTTAAAGATATACAATTATGCTTTGTGTTTATAAAGAATTAAATTCATTATATTTTTTATGATTAATGTCCACCATTAGGGGTGGGTGCAGGAGCAGGCATAATCTCTGGAGGCATCATAGGTGGTTGTGCGATGATCGGTCTAACAAAAGTAGCACACCTGCGTTGTGCTCTAGGATCCTTCATACAATCATCATCCATACAATCGGTCAAATCATCCCCATCATTGTCTATACCATCAAAGCAAAATCTACCATCTTCAACAGATACAGTTCTACATCTACCATAAATAAGACAATCTGGATCATCACAATCGGATAATCCATCTCCATCATTATCTAAACCATCAAAACAATCACCTCTACTTTCGTGAGTTGTTGTAACGTTATCATGATGTTCTCTACAGCTTTGTTCGCCCATAGTCAGACACATTCTACGAGAGCAAAAATTCACAATACCATTGGTTACTGAACAAGTATTACAACCATCATACCAAACAGCACAATTAAATGGAATTTCTTTATCTCCTGTAGAACCACTTGTATCCATACACATCTGATGAAAATCTTCCCAACCTGTTTGACTTACAATACCAGATAAATCTATTGCAGGTTTACAATTTGTAAAAACTAGATTCACTAAGGAAGCACATTCGGGTGAGCACCTGTTTGGAAATCCAGAAATACACATATCATGATTTGTACAACAAACATTATTTAATTGTGAAAGAATATCATATGACTGAGAACAATGAAAAAAATCTGCTTCATTTGTAGAATATCTTTCACAATTCGCTTGGCGAGTTGCAGTATAACATCTATTTTCAGTACAATCAACAAGAGAATTTAAATCTTTATCATAGGTACAACTATTACATCCATCGTTCCAGACTTCACAATTATCAGGTAAACAGTTTCCCCATTGATCTCTAATAGTAGGGCAAGTCGGACGACAGAAACCAGGGGCATCAGCGATCATCGGACCTAATGTATAAACACATTCTAAATTATTATCACAAGAAGAAATCATATTCACGGGCATCATCCCTCCACAAACATTTCCCTCAGAAACAATATTTTGAATATTTGTAAATTGAGAATTTACAAAATTTGTAAAATATAAAAAAATATTAAATTTTATCATTATTTATAATACTAATTATAATATTTTTTTTAAATATATTTAAATATATTATCTAGTTAATTTAAAATTTCATGGATATGAAAACATTGATTATTTTTATCAATGAGTAAATAGGGTTTATCATCGTAAATATTTGTTTCATTTATATCATCAGACCAATCTTCGTAAATTTCTAAATCTGAAAGAGCTTCTTGAATTTCCCCTAAACAAAATAGATTCCTAAAAGAGCCACCTCTTTCGGATAAATCAAATATAAGATTAACAGCGCTTATCTTAAGTGATAATTCTAAATCTCTATCTTTAAAATAATCTTGATATATTTCATATTTACCCTGAATAAATGAAGGTCTAAAATACCTTATCATTCTTAATAGTTTACATGATATAGTCCACATCCCATCGTCAAAAGGTAAACTACAAGTAATTGGGACTATCTTGTTCATCTGATTAAATTTTCTTAATTTACAGAGTTCTTTTGTTAAAGCCCATCTTTTTTCTCGTGTCATTCGAAGTGAAACATGAAAATCTCTGGCTTCTTCTGAAATAAAATTTAAGTGAATAGGTTTAGCAATATATAATAGATACCGAATAATTTCGGGATCCCGCAAAAATTGTAGAAAGATAAGAGCGACTTCTGCCGACCAAGTCATATTTAGACTTCTTTAATTTTAAGATAAAAAATTATATTTTTAAATCAAATTTTATTTATTTTAGTTCTTTGTAATCTGTTAATTTGTCAACTATATTATCTTCCGAATTTAAATCATACCATTCATAACCTTTTAATAGTCTTAAAAATATTCTACCTCTGTTAAAAGAGTATATAAAATTCATATATGGATAATTAAATCTATCCCATTTCCAACAATCTAAATAAGTATATTCTTTACCTTTGGGATCAATAATATCCCATTTATCAGTAAATTCATCCAGCATTTCTCCAAATAAATAAACCGCAACTTCACAATCACCATTTACACGAATATTATGATAATATCCATTACCGACATGCCATTTTTCTTTAATTACTATAGGCATTCTTTCTACATGATATTTTCTTGATTCTTCAACTCTTTGACTAATAATTTCTCTATGAAGAAAATGAATAATTTGAGAAACTATGTCTCTTGGATATTCTTTAGACAAACCATAAATTAAAATATCTCTCCACGATAGCATAGTTCTATTTTGATAGAAAAAAATTTTTTTAAGATTATATCAAATTTATTTATACGTGACATATATTTTCTTTATCTCTAGTTTAATAAATTCATATATCATATCAATTAAATCAGAACATATATGTAAGTCGTTTGATAATAATAATTTTGCGAATGATAATCTTTGTTCATAAATAGTTATATCTTTTGTTGTTTGAGAAATAAACATATTAAAAGGTTTAGGCGATTTCAATACCTTTATATTTAAACCATTCATAATGTGATAACATTTCATTACATCCAAATGATTCATATTAATATTTAAATAGTCAATATGTATTTTATCAAAATACGAATTAAATTTTAATTTACCCCCTAATTTTCTTAGGATAAATTTATACATCTCGATTACATTTTGATTCGTTAGATATTCTCTACATTCTCTTAGATATGTGATTTGTCTTTCATATACACTCATCTCTTTGGTAAAATCATTATCTTTCCAGAATTTTAAACGATAGTTGGTATAAATCATACATCTTAAATATTTTAAATATTCTAATAAGGTGTTTTTACATTTGTCTTCATATGTTTCGCTTCCTCTTTCACAATTCTCAATGCCAATCATTTTAAAGAAAATTTGTTCGTAATCATTTAAATTATAAGTATCTTTTATTTCCATCATCTTCTCAACGAAAATTAAAAAGTATCGTTTGGGTGCGTCTCTTAAATAAGGTGTTTTAAATAACCATTTATTTTCTTTTCTACAAGTATACCAAATATTAGATGGTCCATTTAATAGATCACCAATCATTTGTGGAATAGTGACTTCATCTGCGGGTTTACCTGTTCGGATAGTTCTAATGATACCCAAGACTATAATACAATTAATATTGTATGTTATTATGGGATTAATCCCTGTTGTAAGAGGCATTATTTATAATCTTTGATTAATTGATAAAAAAATATCATAATTTAAATCAAATTTTTAATCTGTTTTTTCGTAAACATCTTTGAGTAGATTGACCAGACGGAGATAATCTCCGTCAGAGATAGAGCCCTGAAGCTTACCATCAATGAGAGATTGAATGTCTACTAAACTCTTCTTCACATCTACGTGTTTGTTTTCTTCAACCTCTAAGGGTTCTACACTGGTCGGTTCTGGACTGACGGGCGCCCATTTTACGATTGTATCACTTTGATAATGATGATTCAATCTATTAATCCATAGTTTGATAACTGCACTCCTTCCATAACATTCACCGAGTATATCATCTCCATGTGTCACAAACACCTTCTGGAATAGATCATTCATTTCAGAGACATATTCCGCCGAATACTTACCCGGCACTACAAACATTTCTGTTTTCCCTCTGATTCCACCAATGTGGAACCCCTTTGTTTCGGTACAAGGGACATCAATGGGATTAAATCTTAAAATGCGTTTAAATTCTGAAAGATACAATGTGATCGCTCCCTGAACAACGTGCCAAGGAAGATATTCTTGAATACCTAGATTGTTAAGTTTACGCATTTCGCGTGTAACGATAATCAAGAATTCTTTCATTCTTTTTACTAGATCCGCTGGCAGATTATCTTCTGGTGATATAATAAATGGATCACCTGATGTCATCTCGGTACCTACCTTTTCGTCTGGGCCACAGAATAAACGTTTTTCAGTTGAACCTTGGAGTGGTCTCTCGGTCGTTAAGTGATCTCTGAGGAACGTTAGGAGTTTAATAGCGGAAATATGTCCGCTGACTCTCGATCCCTTGTCACTCACACCATCCAGTTTAGGAAGACCGAGTATCGGTGGGACATCGTATCCCATACCCCTGGAACACACTTCGTAGATCGCGAAGGTCATAAGCGCATGGATTTCTTTGCTGAATAGCATACCGACACAAGTGTTCGGAAGAGAATTTTTATTCTTGTAAAAAAAACTAAACAAGAATAAATCAAATTTTTTCATCTTTTTATATATTTTGAGAACAATTTATGCTCGTTTTAAGAAATTTGTTATAGTGATATTAATAATTATCGACCAAATGAGCCTCTACTCAAAGATACAAAATCCCAATATGACAATGATATCTTATCCCCTGGGATGGGGTCAAATAACCCAAGATCGTAATGTTTGCGATACATATTTTTCCAAGACCTCTCTAAGTATTCTAGTGTCCATGCTCTCTCATCCTCATCAAAGATGACTCCGAGTATATTCTCGTTTTCTTTGTCTATCCAATCTTGAGATTTTTTTTTGCTTTTGAAATTTCTCCACATGTTTTGTATGGTAATACACGCTGTGTTTTTCTCTTGTTCTATGATTGCCGATGTCTCAACAGAGATATCGCCATCAGACTCCACACCTGATCTTACATTTTTGTCGTATACAATCTTGAGTACATTGACCAGACTGAGATAATCACCGTCCGAGATAGACCCCTGGAGTTCTTTATCGATAATAGCTTGGATATCAACTAACCCCCCCTTTACACCTTGCCTGGACGACATAATGAAGTATCGGATCAGTTCTTGGTTATTTTGCGTTGTTTAAATTAGAGAACAATGAAATCAAATTTTTTCATATTTTTACGAAGAATTAATGTTCATAGAATGTTCATAAATTTGATTTTAAGATTATTAATTTTCATTAATAAACGAACTCTGTGAAAGAAGATGTCTGGAACCTACGGTGGTCTCGGTCGTCACATTGAGTATGGGCGTGCTCTAGCCAATGTCACTCAAAACCCCGATAAGGACGAGATGCGGGTCATGGAGAGGAGCGGTCTTTACGCGTTAACACTCCGTTCTTTCATTCAGCGCTGGAGCGAAGAGTTGAATGATTATTATGGGGAAGACTTTGGTTCCGAAACTCAAATCATCGATGATGCGGAATTTGGAAATACGATTGTTTTCGTGATGGCTGACTTGCGCGAGGATATTGACCCTGCGTGGGTACCAGATCATATCCGCAAGAAGTTTAAGAAGTCGGGGAAGTTTAGGCGCGATAAACTCAAGCATCAGTGGTCCTATGCGAACCCATTGAACCGTATTCATGGGTTCTTGATCTTGAAGGATGTGACAAACAAGGGTCATAATAAGATGACTATGAGTATTGATACGGTCTGCTCTTCTTATTTTTCCGATAGACGTGGAATAGGGTCTGATCTTATGGTTTTGGCAAAGGAGTTCGCCGAGGAACTTGGTGCGCTTGACATTGTCTTGGAAGTTGCGAATGAGTTTTCTGCGATGGGTCTACCTGATGATTGCGAATCCATGGATTTATCGGAATCAGATGAAGAAGAAACAGATGAAGAAGAATCAGATGAAGAAGAATCTGGTGAAGAAGAATCAGATGAGGAAGAATCTGATGAGGAAGAATCTGATGAGGAAGATGATAATTGGTATCCCGATGAAGACGTTCTGAGCATTCTAGCAGACGAATTATGGAAGAAGTGTATGAGGAAGGATGAAAGTGGTCACCATAGACCAGGTGTTTACTATAATCTTGACTCAGAATATATTGAGTCTGGATTGTGGGATTATTTCTACTTCGCTAGTGAAAACAAGGGGGAGACAGAATTGTGGGAAGGAACTGAAAAGCACACTGTTTCAGATAAGGATGATCCAAAGGATAGTGAATATGGTGGTTTCTGGTATTTGAAAGGTAAGCGGAGTCAAAGAGATTTGATGAGATTTTATGAGAAGTTTGGGTTCTTTGAGGATTCAGAAGTTCATAGAGAATGGTGTATTTTCAGTGAGGTTCCATTCCCCACAATGCGTCTTATCTTAGATTAAGTATATAAACAAATAGATATTAATTTTTTATCAGATACATTTTTCATAAAGTTCATAAATTTGATTTTGAGAATTATTGTTATTCATTAAACTCAACCAATCTGCTAGCATACAACTAAGAACTCTTACGAATACACCTGAAGAAGTTAACCAGGAGACCATGGCGAACCATAGTGATACCCAGTGGCCCAAGCCTCTTGACTACCTGAAGGACATCCTCCCCATCGGCTACAAGATGATGGTAAACATGGGATGGGGAGAAAGTAAACCTCTGGGGATAAGAGGTGAGGGCATCCTTGAACCAATCTCGCAGAGCATCGAGTGCCGGTTAAACGGTGATGTTAGGGGGCTAGGGTTCGAAGAATCCTTATCTTTGGAATATTCCGAAGAAGATGTCCGTGTCAAGATTACCAAGGTTGCGGACAAGTTTGGCGTGGGATCTTCTGAATTCGGCGCTGTCTTCGTCCCAAGAGGTGCCCTCAAGCATCTCACCAACATCAGTGGTTGCGCGGGGAAAGATATGTTGGGATTATCCATTCTCGCCAAGATAAACCGATGTGAGGGTAGTTTCGACTGGCGCGTCGCGAACATCTCAAACATCATCCATGAGACATCACTCATTCGCTTCGTAGGATACAGACCACGTCTTCCAGATAGTTCCACGCTAGACTTTGATACCGAAATGAGTCTATTTGACCAATGCATCCCTTAAAATATAAAAAAAATACTAAAAATATAAAATATAAACAAAACAAAAAAATATAAAATAGGTAGTTAAAGACAAAAAAATTTTTTATGAACTATAATTACTGATAAAAAATAATAAAGAAATCAATTAAGAGAACATATCATCAATGTGATCTACGACACTAGTAGCAGGCTTACCGATACCCACTCCATCAATCCCATAAAGATCTTCAATCATTTGCAACGTTGGACTAACTGAATAACTTGTTTGACCCATCATGCGCATCCTGTGAATATAATATTCACCTCTAATGGCGACTCTCGGTGGTATCCTGAAAAACAGGAAATACCTACCTTCATTAATCTCCATATACCAATTCCTTGATACGATTCTGTCTTCGTGGGGATTCTTGAGATCCCAGCAGGGCCATAAACCATCCCTTTCATTGCCCACATTGAGTTTGCGTAGTCGGGTGATATCTATTTCATCATCATATAGTGCATAGTTAAACAATGACCTTCTTCTCTCTATAGGTGAGCGCCATTCCCATTCTTCTCGGAATTGCATATTGAGCGAATTGAGGGAACTACGGACAACAGGGCAAAGTGGCATCTTACCATCGATGGACTCCATATCACGTATCTTTCGCGCCTCTTGCTCTTCAATATCTCTACGCATTGGGTTAAGGAAGGAAAGGATAATACAGACAACTTCTCTCTCGGAAACCATCTTAAGTAATCCATGACACGCTAAATCCATCCAAGTAAGCGAAGACCTGGTGATCCACATATCGGTACACAAGTCACTCGAGAGGACACCCCCGCAATTCAAGCAATCACAAATCCAGAAATCCATATCGCTTCGCTGATGTTTTGGAAGAACTTAAAAGTTCACACCTTGTTTACTTAGGAAAAAAATAAGAATTCCTAAATCAAATTTATGAACAAATGAATTTGAACAAATAAAAAATTTTATATTTAACTAAAACTAAATTTATATTTTTTAGTATTTTTATATTTTAAAATTTTTGTTTGGTTTTATGTTTAGTGAATATACAAAGCAGTGAATGGAGCGCGATGGTCTACTAGGTTTCTCCCTGAGTTCTTCGTGAAGGAAACCCAGAAGAAATGTCCCTCTTCTGGAAGATATCTCTCAAACTTGGGTGGGAACCATATGTCCCCGAGTGGTGTTTCGGCGAAATTTCCCTTCTTCATCTTGACAAATTGCTTGTATCTTTCTTTTAGTAAAACATGTCCAATTTGTCCCTGGCGGACTTGTTTGATTTCGGTTGGGCATCTTCCGAGTTTCTTCCATTCCTCCATCATGTTGTCAACCGAATCACCCATGTGTTCAACAACTTCTCCACACCACCCAGTGAGCTGCTTCCAGAAGCGTGTCCCAGATGAGAACGCGCCAGCACCAGTCCTGTATTCTGGATCCATACACTGCGCGACATTGAGGTTGTGATTTTGAACTGCTACTTCAACCTCCTTGAGCCACTCCTCGTAGTCCGCATCTTCTTCCGCCATTGCCAGCACCTCGGCAATATCATGGCGGACAAATGCGACGTATTCATCACGGAAGTGCTGACGCCAGCAGTGACTGATCCACCCACAGTCACTGCAGTCATATGGACCCTCTTGGTTAACCCAAGACCAAAGATCCGGGCGCTTGACAACCCCTGAGTTGAAATCCCAGACTTCATTCGCGAGGCGGTCGAAGCGTTCTAGGTGAACCTCGATGGCTTCCATTTTGAGGTCGCACCGCTTCCGATACTCCTCATCGATCTCGTAGAGCATCTCCTTGAAATTCTGGATACCCTCCTTGGAGAAGTGGTTGATGTCGGTGACGCCGCGACTGGGTATCAGGGTGATCTCCAGAACCCCAAACCCATCCAGAGATGTTGGGTCTGGGATGGTGACCGTCTGGAGAACACCAGGTGGATAGATGGGTGCCATCCTTCTGCGCTGAGAACTTGCCTTGTTTCCGAGTAAGTGCTTCCGAGAGCGTGTACTTGCTGGTTATTCACCAACCGCGCGATTAAAACTGATTAAACATTAAATAATCATAAATCAAATTTATGAACAATTAACGACAAAATAAGATAACCGATAAAAAATAATCGTAAATATTATATTTAATTAAACAACTGAGAAATATTATAATCTTCTACATCTATCGTAAGGGGGTTATTTACACCTTCTAGTGATAGTTGAATTGCCATTTGTAGTCTAGTATCTTCAGAATCATCTTCATTTATAATAATTGATTTATGAAATTTAATTGAAAGTGGTTGAGATTTATTGGTGGAAATAAAAGAATCATAATCAATAGTTATTCTAGTGTTCAGATCAAAATATAAACGTTCTGATAAATTTATTTGTCTTGTATTAGGGTAAAGACTATTTGGCGTAATTCTAAAGAAATAACACGAATTCTCTTTGTATTTGGGCCATACTCTAAACCAGTGTCCATAATAAGTTGCGATCCGAATGTTTTCGCTTGGTTTAAGTGTAAAAGTGCGACCAATTTTGTTATTGGGTATAATCCATTGATATGATAATGGTTCATTACTCGAATTAAAGAAATTCAAACCATGGCATTCTATATTTCTGTTAAAATTTCTATCGCGTGGATTATAACTACCCTGAACCGAGTCGTTGTTTAATATCATATAGGCATTTAGATGTTCCGAAATATGACCATCATAAGTAATAATAACTCTGCTTTTATATCCTCTCCACGCCGCTTGAATTTTCACCGAACTCTTAATTTTGAGAATTATTAAATCATCACATTCTACAATACTATCGTCTATAGCCACTGAATATTCATGAGCTTCCATAGATAATCTTTGAATAAGTTCTCTTTCTTCATCTCTATCAGGTATTACCATGTGGGCGTCATCGTAATGAGGTAAATTTTCTTCACGAATAACTAATGGTATAGATTCATATATTGATATATTAGGGTTATCTGGAAATTCAATAGTATCAACCATATCATATACCCATTCTGAATGATCTTCGGGTAAGGCACATATTTTCCTGAGTTGTTTGAAAATATAATCTAGTCGAAGACATCTACCCATCCATTTTCCACTCTCACTTCTCTCTCTATCTAGTAAATTTCTTTCGTGATAAATATCAGCGTCCTGGTATTCAATTGTTTCTTTTAGTCTTTTAATTTCTTCTTCTTTATCTTTCAGTTGATCTAAATTTTTACTATTCTCTATCTCAAGTTCTTCTAGTTTTCCTCTTACATCTCGAATTTCACATCTAATAGATAGGTTATTATTAGTAACACTCCTTATACTTTTGTTTAATTCTTCAATTGTTTTTCCCTTCTCTCTAATGCTGAGTTGTAGTTTTGATTTATCAGGTGAAACCTCCTGTAATTTGGTATTCCGGATTTTTTCTTCTCTGAGTTGTATTTCTAGTTCATTGACGCGTTCTTGAAGAGAGTTTTGTGTTCTGGAAACACCTTCCTTGCGAGGGTAAAAAGGTCTTGCCTCTGGATTATAAGTGAACGACATATTTATTATGAACAATTATATCTTTAATTATTTAAGATTAAAGGATATCAAATTTTAAGGATATTATAAATAAACTTAATCGGTTAAGATTTAAAAATATAAATATGTATTTAAATATAAATGAGTGGAAGAGAACCTGAAACATTTTATGAATCCTATCAGGATAAATTATTTGATAATGCTAAAAAATTAGATGTATGGCAAATTATAGAAACATATTTTAGAGATAATCCTAATTATAAATCACAACATCAAATAGATAGTTTTAATGAATTTATATATAGTAAAACAAATGGTATAGAATATATTATTAAGAGAGAAAATCCACAGATAATTTATAAAGATGCGATAGATGCTGATAAAGGATCATATCGTTATAGTATTAATATTTATTATGGTGAAACACTCAATGAAGATGGTTCAATCAATGATAAGGGAACTATAAATGATAAAATAATTGATAATATATTTATATCATCACCAACAGAATATGTAGAAGGTAAATCTACATATATGTATCCAAATGTAGCAAGATTAAAAGAATATACATATGCTTCTTGTGTTTATGCGAATATTGGTGTGATATTTAAAGATAATATTAAAGATGAGAAAACAATTAAGAATTTTAATAAAGTAAATATTGGTTTAATGCCTATTATGATAAAAAGTAAATTATGTATTTTAAATGGTTTAGATGATAACCGATTAAATGAATTAGGAGAATGTCCATATGATAAAGGTGGTTATTTTATTATCAAAGGAAAAGAAAAAATAGTATTATCACAAGAAAAGAAAATTAATAATATTTTGTATATAAATTCTCAAAATGATGATATTACACCTTTACAGAGTATAATAACAAGTGTATCTAAAGAAGGTTTTCAATCATCAAGAACAAATGCGATAACCTTAAACAGAGAAATTATTAAATTTAGTCCTCAAAATGATGATTTATCTGATACAAATAAATATCATGTATTTAGAATTACTGTAAGAATTTTAGGATTTGATATTATAGTTCCTTTATTTATATTATTTAGAGCATTAGGATTAGAAACAGATAAAGATATTTTATCAACTATTATTTATGATAATGATCCGATTGATTTTAAAAGATATATGATGGAATTATTAACACCATCTATAAAAGATTCGCAACCTGTTTATAATCGTAAAACAGCAATGAAATTATTAGCTTTAAATACTAAAGGTAAAGAAATAATAAATGTTATTGATATTTTGACGAATAATTTCTTACCTAATTATAGTTCTGAAGAAGAAAAAACACAGATGTTGGGATATAGTGTAAGAAAATTATTATTAACAAGATTAGGTATAATAAAAGAAACAGATAGAGATTCTTATAGTTTTAAGCGAATAGATACAGCAGGTTCTTTATTATTAGAATTATATCGTGAGTTATTTGGTATTTTTCAGAGGAACGTATCATTAAAAATAGATAATGATTTTAAGTTTCATTTTAAGGATTTTGGAAATGATATTCGTAATTTAGTGAATGATGATAATATTCATAAAGTATTTAATCAGAAATATATGGATGTAATAGTAAAATCATTTGGTTCGGTATTCGGTACAAAACTATCGGGTAGACAAGGGATCGTTCAAGATTTAAATAGAAATGCTATGTTAGGGACTTTATCTCATACACGTAGAATATCTAATCCATTACCTGCGGGTTCAAAATCTTTAGGACCAAGAAAACTTCATAATTCACAATGGGGATTTGTATGTCCTTCTGAATCACCAGATGGTGGGAATGTAGGTATTATAAATCATTTATCAATCGCTTGTAAAATATCATTTAATATATCAGAAGATAATATTTTATTAGCTTTGATTGATAATGGTTTAATACGTCTAAATGATATTACGAAATATGAATTAAATTTAAATAGTAAAGTATTTCTAAATGGTAAATGGGTGGGATTACATAAAGATCCTGAATTTTTATATAAAATAATGAGATTATTGAAATGTAATAGTTTAATTCATATTTATACAAGTATAAGATGGGATACAGTCTTAAATGAAATATATATATTTTGTGATAATGGTAGACTATTAAGACCTGTTTTTTTATTAAGAAAAATGGGTTCATTAATATCAAATCCATTATTAGAGGGCGATTATAGTAAAATGAATACGTGGGATCATTTAATTAAAGGAGAACATATGTATCGTTTAAATCAAACTATGAATGTATATGATGAAACATATTATAGAGATGAATTTATGGATATTAAATTAAAATATCCGAATTATATAGATTATTTAACTGATCATCAAAGTATGATAGAATATATTGATCCACTAGAAAGTGAAGGTCTATTTATATCAAAAGATATAAATAGCATAGATAAAGAATATTCTCATAGCGAAATACATCCTTCATTAATATTTAGTGCAGTTACAGTAAATATTCCTTTTCCCGAACATAGTCAATATCCGAGAAATGTTTTTTCTTGTCAGCAGACAAAACAAGCGGTAGGATTATATAGTTCAGCATTTAATACAAGATTTGATACATTTGCTCATATTTTAAATTATCCTCAAAAACCGATAGTAACAACAAGATATAAAAAATATACTGATGTTGATAAATTACCTTATGGTATTAATGCAATAGTAGCAATCGCTAGTTATACTGGATATAATCAGGAAGACGGTTTAATGTTAAATAAAACATCGATAGAGAGAGGTATGTTTAATTCATTATATTATCGTAGTTATAGTGATGATGAGAGTGAAGAGGGTGGTAAAAGAGTTTATTTCGGTAATCCTGATAATTTTACTGATATTAAAAAGAGTGATATGATAAATTTTGATAAATTAGATAAACACGGGTTCGCAAAAGAGGGTAGTAATGTAACTCATGATGATGCTATCATATCAAAAATAAATGAAAATTTTAATGGTGAAAGAGTTTATCATAATGTATCGGGTAAATGTATAAAATTTAGTACATCCGGTATAGTTGATAAAGTAGTAGTCATTAAAAATTCTGATAATTTAAGATCAGCCAAAGTAAGAATCAGGAAAAATAAAATACCAACCGTGGGTGATAAATATGCTTCACGGCCTGGACAAAAAGGAATGTGTGGTTTAGTCTTAGAACAAGAAGAAATGCCTTTTACAAAAGATGGTATTGTTCCCGATATGATTATAAATCCTCATGCTTTACCAAGTCGTATGACTATTAATCAACTTCTAGAATGTGTATTAGGTAAGAGTGCAGCATTAGGAGGATTTTTAGGTGATGCGACAGCTTTTCAGAATAATGATATTCATAATTATGCGAATTTAATGGAAAAATATGGTTATGAAGAATGGGGAAATGAAGTTTTATATAGTGGTATTTCAGGTGAACAATTAAAAACATCAATCTTTATAGGTCCCACTTATTATCAGCGTTTAAAAATTATGGTCGCTGATAAGATGCATAGTAGAGGAACAGGACCATTACAGAATTTAACAAGACAACCAGCTGCCGGGAGATCTAATAATGGTGGTTTAAGAATAGGTGAAATGGAAAGAGATAGTATTCTAGCTCATGGTGCTTCAGAATTTTTAAGAGAATCTATGATGGAACGTTCAGATAAATATGAGGTAAAAATAGATAAAAAAACTGGATTAATATCAAAAGAACAATCAGAAGATGATGATAAAGTTGAGATGCCGTATGCGATGAAAATGTTATTACAAGAAATACAATCTATGAGTATTGCTCCGCGATTAATTACAGATAAGAATATAGAAAATCCATATGTTCATGAATTTATTGAAAAAGGTTTTAAATTATAAATATTTAAACGATATATTATTTATAATAATAAAATGATTAAAAATTTATATCTGATTAGACACGGTCATTCATTACACAATGAATTATTTCATAAAATAGGTGTAAAAGCATTTAGAATTCCAGCTACAATAGACGCACCATTAACAAATGAAGGTCATTTACAAAGTATTGAATTAGGTAATACTTGGCAGAAGAAAAGCGAAATAGAATTAGTTCTCGTATCCCCTTTAACAAGAACATTAGAAACAGCTATGAATATTTTCGGTGATACAGATATACCTATGGTTTCAGAAGAATTTATAAGAGAATATCCTATTGGAGAAGATACTTGTAATAAACGTAGCTCATTAACACTTTTAAAAAATAAATATCCAAGGATAGATTTTAATTTAATTTCTGATCAAGATACATTATGGACATCAGAATATAGAGAAACTATAGATGAATTAGAACAAAGATTAGATAAAATGGTAAAATATTTACAAAATAGAAAAGAAATAAATATAGCAATTGTAGGTCATAGTTCATATTTCGGACAGTTTAAAGATAATCACATTGGATATAAAGAAAATGGGGATGAGGATTTAAAACATTGTTATCCTTACGAATTTATATTAACTCATGATTATAAACGTTTATAAATCATATATATATTTATATAGTTCTGTTAATTTTATTACTATATTTTTATCTCTTTTGATATGATATTTATTGTAATAAAGAGTAATTGAATCATATTTTAATTCTATAAATTTATAAAGAATAATTAAAATTTCATTTAAGATATCACTTTGATATATTTTTAATATTTTTGGATTAAAATTATCATATAATGATATTTTATCATATCTCTTATTGTTGTGTAAGAGTATTAATAATTGATTCCAGTAAATGGAAAAATTATTAGGACCATCAAAATCTTTACATTTTCTCATTTTAGGTGGATAAATAGCAGATAAATCGCGTTCATCAAAAGTTCGAATATATATATTTTCATTAAAACAGACTGTCATTTAATAGACAGTTTATAATATGATAAAATAAAATTATTTTTTATTTTTCATTTGACAAGGTTTAAAAGATTTTCTATGAAACTCAGTCGGTCCAAATTCTTTTAAGGCTTCCATATGTGATTTTGTTCCATATCCTTTATTATTTTTAATATCATAATTATTTAAATTATTATTTGTTTCACATAATTTTAAGATATATTCATCTCTGTATTCTTTTGCTAAGATTGAAGCAGCGGCGATATTTAAATATTTATCATCTCCACCTGGAATACATATATGCGGTATAAAATCAAAAGTAAATTTATCCATATAAGTAGGAAAATAATTTCCGTCAACTAATAATCTATCAACATTTATTACAGATGTAATATTATCAATACATTTTTCCATTCCTTCCATGGTCGCATTTAAAATATTAACTTTATCAATTCTATCACAATCTATTTTTTCCACGCTAAAAGCGATACTATTTTGTTCTATATATTTTCTTAACTCAGCTCTAATTTTTGGTGAACACTTTTTAGAATCTTTTATAGGATAAGGAGGAGGATTTGATTTTATATCATATAAGATAACACCTGCAGTAAATACAGGACCGAGTAGACATCCTCTACCAGCTTCATCTAGACCGATTTCTAAATTGTTCTGTTTATAATATTGTTGCATAAAGATAATAATATATAAATTTATCTATTTAAATTATTTTTTTTGTTAATATATTATATAAATGGTTTCCAGAAATAATAAACGAACAAGAAATAAGAATAATAAACATAGAAATAAGAAATCTAGAAATAAAAGGGAGAGACACAAGAAATCTATGAATAGATATAAACGTTCTTTAAAGAAAAAAAAAAGCAGAAGGAATTATAAAAAAAGAACTATTAATAAAAAGTTACAGAGAGGTGGGGTAATTCAAATTCAATTTTATACAGTGGAAGGTTGGCACGATTATGGTAAACAAATGGAAGAAACATTTGATAAAAAACATAAACAGTTTTATAATGCATTTGTTTATAGATTATTTAAAATCGATACTCCAATTCTGAAAAAAAGTGAATGCAGATTTGTATCTGATACACCAACACCTGTCGGTACAACTGATACTATCTTTAACGTTCCTGCCGGAGTAGGTGAGCGCACAGATGGACCAAAAATAGGATTGGCTAGACATTCTGAATCGGAGGCAAACTGGTTATTGCCTGGGGTGCTTGATACTAAATATGGTACGAAATATGAAGTTTACTATGGCTATGTCACGGCATTTTTAACACCTTATGGGAGAGCTTTAGCTTATTCAACAGGTTATTATGAATATGGTGATCACATTTTAACGACACGTGAGAATTTAGAATTTTATAGTTCAACTCTACCGAGATCTATGATAACAGCGATGCTTATGTTAAGGGGAGTAATTCAACGGCTTAGAGATATAACTGAATCAGCAAGTATCACAGAATATGACCTCCATCGAATGGTACAAAAAGGGGGTGATAAACGAATGATTATGAATTTTGTTGAAGAAAGATTACAAGATTTAATAAGAATATATAATAACAAAACAGTTAGAGTTGTATATGGATGTAGTGAAGAACCGGTGGGTGGCACTTTGGGACTCAAAGGAGGAATAGCGAAGGCAGCTCATAAATCGGTTAGGACCGGAAATTATGCACAGAGGATTATGGATGCTAAAATGCTACAACCGATGATGGAATTTATAAGTGCGACCGAATGTGGTGGTACAAATATTAAGCTTGAGTGGAACAATAGTGAAAAAAGACCTTATTTATGGAGAAATGGTGATGAAGAAACTCATTATCTATCAAATCACGAAACACTTGATAGATTTTTTCATGCATTATCTAATATAAAACCTGGGGGGAGATTAGGTGATACAGGTGTAGGAACTGGTACATTACCAGAAGATACTCGCCATATTGCTGTTGTGCATGGTATTATAATGGAAAAATATATATCCTGGCCATTCTTCACAGAATATTTTCAAGATTTTATCCCCAATGAAAGTATTACTGCTGCAATGACAGGTACGGGGAAAGTGGGAATTTTTATGAATAACTTATTAACTTATATTCGGGATCAAAGTAAAACATTACATGAAAGGTTATCTAAAGTTTTATTTTGGGGTGGTTTTGAACTTGATACAATCAACCACATGATTGAAGTGGTGGGAAATACGGATGAATTAACGGTAAAGTTAGAAGGACTCTCTAACACTTATAGAAGTTTAATAGCTGAATTACAAGAAAATATATCAATTGAGGGTGATGCCAGGGTATTGAGGGGATTAAATTTAGTCCTAAATCAAATAGGTGATCCGAGATGTACCGATGACGAATGGTTTCGGGAATACGAGAGTAGTAAAAGAGAAATTCTTACTGACACTAGTAAAGAGCCAATGGTAAAAACTAAAGGAGATGGGGGAAGGGAAAATACTGCTGAAGCATTACAGAGATATTTGATGGATGGTCCTCTTAATAAAACACCTTTTAATTGTTGTACAGTGATGTTTACTTTTAACGAAGGGCGTACCGATCAACAAGATTATGAAGATTCCGAAAAAGCAGCAAGGATCCGTGATAATATACGGAATTTACATTTATTACAATATTGTCGAGATGTAAAATTTTTAGCACCGAGTTTAGTATTTAGAGTATGCCCTCCAGCAGATGCTGGTGAAAATTTTAATTATCAAAAATTACTAGATATTATGCGTGAAAATAAACCCAATCTAACTAATCAGACAGATGATTTAATTATGAATTCTATCTGTGATGATTTAGTACAGGTAGCCACAATTAATTTGTCGAAAGATATCTTGTTTGAATGTAATGTTCTTAAAAAAAAAAAAACGACTGTCCGCTGGCCCAAAGTCCATTTAGTCATAAGAGGAAAAGGTGTTTATTTTTATGAGATTCCAGTAAGTGGTGGACTTGGTGTTGAATCAGCGCGTGGTAGTTCTTGTCATAATATCAGATACGGTATAATAGAACAATTTACTGAAACTCATACAATAGAGTTGAATAGGCAAGGTCTCGAATCTATCAGAGTTAAATTTCACGGAGATAATTATACCGGAAAAGATGGCAATGAATATTCGAATATGGAATTTTCTTTCTTCGATGTGGGGGAGCGAGATGAATGCCTGCGGCATCTGCAACGTATCACAGGACAACTCATCGAAGACGAAGTAGCCGGAGAAGCCGAAGCAGTCGGAGCAGCAGTGGATGCGGCATTGGTTGAACTCGAACCTGAACCTGAGCTTGAGAAGACTATGCCACCTTGGAAGAAAGGAGCGCAACAGATGTACGAGGCCGCCGCGGCGAGAAAAAAGGTCGGAGCAGTCGGAGCAGTCGGACCAGCAGTGGATGCGGTATTGGTTGAACTCGAACATGAACCTAAATTAATGGATGATGCAGTATTGGTTGAACCCGAACCTAAACCACCGGCAACCGATGATAATGCAAGTCAACCGATTGTAGCCAGAGGATATGTTTATAAAAAAGGACAGGGGCATAAGGCATTTGTTTGGCCTCGATTATATATTGTTTTAAAAGGTAAAGGAATTTATTTTTACGAAAGCGAAGAAGAATTCCTGGGAAATAACCCAGAACCAGAACATAATCTATTGAAAGGAAAAGACCGGTCAGCGCCTGACTATGTACAAGAGGAAAGCCATATAGCTCTCAAAGGTTTTAGAGGGAGTTCAACACATGATATTACTTCTGGATTATTACAACCACTTGGAATTGAAAAAACGGGAGGTACGGGAGGGCGCCTTAACAGGGCAAAAATAGAAATAAAATTTGATACCCCATATACATCAGCAGACCCATCGAAAGAAAGTGGTGATTTCAGATCAGATGAAATAATTTTTTCTGTTTTAGGATATCATGATACTAAAGAAGAAGCCAATAAAAATTCAGAAGTAGCGATAATTCCACTCCCTAATATTAAAGGTGAGTTGATGAGGAGGCTCCATGGGGACAGGGCTATTCGTTTTGTGGACCCTCCATTTTTCGTATTATTATATAATAAAATATGGGGGACTCTGAATCCACATGAGGAGACTAAAATGTATGTTTAAGCTAGCGAGACATGACGGCTGGAATACAATAATTAAAAGATTTAAATTTATCTATTTAAATAATATATATGCCGAAAGTGAAACGGAAAAGAGTTGGAGATGTAGGTATTCGGTTAAAACCAGTAGAAACCAATTTATTAGAAAATTATAATGAATTCTCTAAACGAAGAAAAAAAACAAGAAAGAAGAAAAAGAAAATAAAAAAACCTAAACGTACTATTACAAAAAGTATTGAAATATATGATAAAGTAGATCCTTTATTTAAAATAATGGAAGAGAGTAAGGATAAACCTAAAGAAGAAATTGAATTAAAAGAATTATCTGATGTAGATTTAAAAGAAAATAAATCAGAAAAAGTAGAGAAAGATGAAGAAAACAAGGAAGAACCCGTATTTAAAAAGATACAAGTTCACGAAGGGAAAAGAGATATAAGTGAAAAAGATCCTAATATTAAGAGTCTTAAAATTACAGCACCATTAGAACCAGATAAAAAGAAAAAGGGACATCGTATTAAGTTAGAATAAATAAATTTTTTATATCTTTTACATATTATAAATGGATTTAATATTAAATTATAAAGAAGATAAACCTTTTGATAATTTATTATATTTAGCGAAACCTGTTTATGGTGGATGGGTAACATTTACAGCTCATCTTTCACATAAATATAAATTACCTATTTATAAAATCGCTGGTAGAAATGAAACATTTAAACGTGATTATGGTTATGAATGTAAATATCAAAATATAAATATAAAAGAAGTCGTCAAATTAAAAAATATATTAATTACAGCGATTGATAAACATTATTATGAATATTTACATTTATTCCCAAAAGATACAAAAGTTATTATTCATGATCCTACTGAATGTAAACCAAATAAGAAAAATCCTAATCCATTAGTTCAAACAACAGATAAGAATGAAACAATCTTACTTAATCATTTTAAAATAATTACTATACGAGAATCAGTCCAAGAATATTTAATGAATAAGTTTAGTGTAAAGTCTGATTTTATGCCTCATCCTTTTTATTCATATGAAATACCTAAATGTAAAGGATTAGGTTATGAATGTGTATCTATATCTCGTATAGATTTTGATAAAAATACAGATATAATTTTAAAAGCGAATTTATTATTAAAAGATCCTGAAAAACATATCTATTTATTTGGAGCTGAAAATAGATTATATGTTCATCATAAATTAAAAGATTTAAACTTTAGTGATTACTGGAAAGGTAAATTTCCTAAAAATTTATCACCTACTTACAATGATTGTAGTATTTTAAAAGATGCGAAATATATGATTGATATGTCTATCATTAAAGGAGATGGAGGGGGAACTCAATATACATTTTTAGAAGCGATTCACCAGGGTACAGTATTAATACTTCATTTAGATTGGATCGATGCTGGTTCAACTTTTAAATCAGGTTATAATTGTATTGGTGTAAGTTCGGGTGAAGAATTAGCAGAATTTATTGAAAAAGGATTAAGTGAAACAGAATATCAAAATATATTAATGAATAGTAAAAAGATTCTAGAGAAGCATGTTTAGAAAGGTTTATAAATAATTGATAGCGAAAGCTAATTTCTTACTTGGCATAGTATGAATATAATCCTTAACTGTTTGCCAAGTTGTAGGTTGTTTATTTTTTAGATATTTACCGTGAATATCATAGACTAATGGATTTAAATGATAAGGAATATTATCTTTATCCAGTGTTTTATGAACATAAACATTTTTATAGGTATTAAATAATTCATTACTTAGATGATGAATCTTACTTTTATAATCATTAAACAGATGACTATGTTCAGGGAAATATCTTAGATACTTTTTAAGATTTCCATCTCTTCTTAATTCAATATAATTTAATAAATGATTATTCATATTAATTTTAAGATTTCTTACTTCTTCAAAATAAGGATTTAACCATTTATATCTGTAAGGACCACATTTAATAGTATATCCTTTAATATAATAAGGGATAACAGGCCCTTCATAAAATTTCATAAATTCATCTTTAGACGAATACTGATCAACTACTTCACAATCAAAATGTTTAAATTGTGAAACATTTATTTTTTTTATATTATCTTCAATGTATTGATAAGCCTCTACAAGAATAAGAATATTATCATAGATAGGAGTTACATTTCTATTTTCTTTGTGTCTCATTACAAATGAATAAGACATAGTTTTATCTAAAATATTTTCATCTAAATTACAGCATTCATCAAACATTTCACGAAATGATTTTTTATCTTGCCATTTATTGTATCCACCAATTTCTGAACGAGTGCTAATTATCCATTTATCATTATGATAAAATAAATTAATCATTGTCCCATCTAATAATGTTTCATAAATGATATCATTTTCACTGGAAATATTAGAATTATCAGTTAACTCAAATGATTTTACAGGTGGTAAACATACTACTTTGTTCATTTTATCTATTACTGCACCTCTTAGAAATAATTTATAAAAATCTGAATTAGATTCATAAAGAGGTTTTTTATCATAAGGATATGAAATAATTTTTAAATCTTTAAAAGTATTCACTTTAAAACCTAGTTTCTTGAAATCTGAAATAAAATCGGGATGATTGTTTATAAATGTTTGAAGTTCCATAGTTGGATAATATTAAATAGTATTTTATTTTTAAATATAAACGGGGGTTAATGAGTGATGAAAGAGATGATAATTTTATTGTAAGATTTATATCATGAAACGGTAGTCTTATTAAGGATATGTGATATTTAGATATATTAATAATTTTATTACCAATTATTTTATTATTAGGATATTTATTTTATTAATATGTTGGTTAATGAATTTTAAGTGTAAAAATGTGAAGAATGTAAAGATAAATAATTTAAATATACTTTTAAGATTAATCTTTTTTAAAAAAATATCCATACAATATAATAATGGATACTGAAAGAAGAGAAATACCAATAAATACTAATCATGATATAGATCAGTCTGAGCAGCCATTATTAGATGAAGCTTCCGAAGAAAATATATTAGAAGAAGATTTAGGTCTCGAAAGTGAAGAAGTTGAAGTAAGCAGTGAATTAGGTGAAGATTATGGTAGTCTTAATGAATTACCCGATAGAGATGAAATAGAAACCTCGTATGATATAGGTGATATTATTATAATCTTATTAAAAGATAAAAGTAAACCTTTTTTAGGTAAAATCACTGAAATTTTACCAAGTGAAAATTTATTAAAATTAGTTTCGGAAGATGAAAGAGAATTTTCATTTCTTTTTGAAGACGGCGAGATTTTAATGAATACTGATAGTTATGAAATACTTGATATGATTAAAGTATTACCTTATGATCCCTTAGAGGAAGAAGAAGAATACAGAGAAATAGAATTTGAATCTGAAGTCTTAATAGATAAAATTTATAGTGATTTAGCGAAGAGTGATGATTTATTATCCGCATTAATACATTCAATGAATATTTATGATAATAATTATAAAATTAAATCGGTTCAACAGACTCTTGATATTTTAATAGAAATGATAAATTATAAAAGTAATCCTAAAAATACAATTCCAGCATATATGATTCCTATCATAGATGATAGTTTAAAACTTTATGATAAGGATATGTTAGTAACCGAATTAACTGATGAAATCAATAATTTAACAAATATTACTAGTTATAAAGAATATATCAATAATAATATAAAATATAGTAAACCGATTGATACTACAAATGGTTATGGATTAATTACCGAAGAATATAGTAATACTTATTTAAGAAATTGTTTACAAGATGATAATTGTTTTGGCACAAATGGAGCATATACATATGATGAACGTAAAAATAATAAACTTATTAAGAGTGGTCAAGAATCAATAGTTTTACCGAATCGTTTAAGATTTATAGGATTATTAGAGGAACCATTTAATGAATTTATCTATTCAGTAAATAATGATACATTGAATAGATTTAGTGTTTTTGAGAAATATATTTATGATAATTTAAATTCATCTCTGAATATGTATAAAAAAGAAAAAATA